CAGACATTTATATGCACCAAACGCTAAGGTTGAAAAACCTAAATTAAACATAAATATTTCTAAGTATAGTAATACTGGAACTAATTCACAAATAATAAAATAAATATATGGCAGAGTCTGGCATAAAAAGTTATTTCCCAAGTCAAGCCGTAAGTGATGCTGAAAAGCTTAGCTTTGATTATGGTTTAAAAGTTGGTAAAGCTATAGAGCAAGAATGGTTCAATGATGATAGAAACATGAACCGTTATAGATCTAATCAAAATAATTTTCATAGTTTAAGATTGTATGCCCGTGGGGAACAATCAATACAAAAATATAAGGATGAGTTATCTATAAACGGTGATTTGTCCTATCTTAATTTAGATTGGAAGCCTGTTCCAATTATTTCAAAGTTTGTGGATATAGTTGTAAATGGTATAGCTGAGAGAACATATGATATAAGAGCTTATTCTCAAGATCCATTTGGGTTACAAAAGAGAACTGAGTATGGTAGAGCAGTAATGTCTGATATTAAAATGAAAGGATTTAACGATTTCGCTGCTCAATTTGGAATGGATTTAACTGAGAGCAATATAGATGAACTACCAGAGACGATTGAAGAAGCTGAGTTATATATGCAGTTGACATATAAACAAAATGTTGAAATAGCTGAAGAACAAGCTTTAAACGTTTTAATGGAGGGTAATAATTACGAATTAATTAAAAAGCGCTTTTATTATGATCTAACTGTTTTAGGTATTGGTGCTGTTAAAACTTCATTTAATACATCTGAAGGTGTGGTTATAGATTATGTTGATCCTGCTAACCTAGTTTATTCTTATACTGACTCTCCTTATTTTGATGACATATACTATATTGGTGAGGTTAAAACTATTCCAGCAAATGAATTAGCAAAGCAATTTCCTCATTTAACAGAAAGCGATCTTGAAGATATAATGAAAAACAAATCTAATAATAGATCTAATTACAACTCTATTCACTCAAATAATAAAGAGGATAGTAATACTATTCAAGTTTTGTATTTTAATTATAAAACTTACATGAACGAGGTTTACAAAGTAAAAGAAACTGGTACTGGTGCTGATAAAATTATACCAAAAGATGATACTTTCAATCCTCCTCAAGACAAAGAAGGCGGGTATAGTAGAGTGCTAAGATCTATAGAGTGCCTTTATGATGGTGCTATGATTTTAGGTACTGATAAGTTACTTAAATGGGAGATAGCCAGGAACATGATGCGTCCTAAAAGTGATTTTACAAAGGTAAAAATGAACTATGCTATTGTAGCTCCTAGAATGTATGATGGCAAGATAGATTCATTAGTAAAAAGAATAACTGGCTTTGCTGATATGATTCAATTGACCCACTTGAAACTACAACAAGTACTATCAAGAATGGTTCCAGATGGTGTTTATTTAGATGCTGATGGTTTAGCTGAGGTTGATTTGGGTAATGGAACAAATTACAATCCACAAGAAGCATTGAACATGTTCTTCCAAACTGGGTCTGTAATTGGTAGATCATTTACAAGTGAAGGCGACATGAATCCAGGTAAAGTTCCTATTCAAGAAATTACATCTGGATCTGGTGGTAGTAAAATGCAGGCTCTTATAGGTAATTATAATTATTATCTACAAATGATAAGAGATGTAACCGGTCTTAATGAAGCTAGAGATGGTAGCACTCCAGATAAAAATGCTTTAGTGGGAGTACAAAAATTAGCTGCTGCTAACTCTAATACAGCAACTAGACATATATTACAAGCTGGTTTATATTTAACAGCTGAAACAGCAGAGTGTTTATCGCTTAGAATATCAGATATTATAGAATATTCTCCAACTAGAGACGCTTTTATTCAAGCAATAGGTGCTCATAACGTTGCCACTTTAGACGAAATAAAAGATCTTCATTTAAGTGATTTTGGTATATTTATAGATTTACAGCCAGATGAGGAGGAAAAACAAATGCTTGAGAATAATATTCAAATGGCACTTCAACAGCAAAATATCGAACTCGAAGATGCTATTGATTTAAGAGAGATAAAGAATGTTAAGTTAGCTAATCAATTGTTAAAAATAAGAAGAACTAAAAAACAAGAGAAAGATAGACAAATGCAGTTGGAAAATATTCAAGCGCAAACAGAATCTAACACTCAGGCTGCTCAACAGGCTGCTCAAATAGATCTTCAAAAAAACCAAGCAATAACCGCTAATCAAAGTGAATTGGAACAGTTGAAAGCAAAAATAGATTCTCAGAAAATGCAGCAGGAAATGGAACTAAAGAAGGAATTAATGGCTTTAGAGTTTGAATACAATATGCAACTTAAAGGTACTGAAGTCGAAGGAGTAAAAGAAAGAGAAAAACAAAAAGAAGATCGTAAAGACGAAAGAACAAAGATACAAGCAACACAACAATCAGAAATGATTGATCAAAGAAATAGTGGAAAACCACCTAAAAACTTTGAGTCCGCGGGTAATGATACATTAGGTGGAGGATTTGATTTAGGCGCGTTTGATCCTAGTTAAAATTTATTAATTATTATTATATTATATTATGGCAAAGAAAAAAGAAAAAGTAGTCGAAGAGACTACCCAAGAAACAACTGAACAAGTTGAGGAAACTACTCAAGTTGATGAAAGTAAATTTGAATCTGCTGGAGATGACGATGTTATTAAAGTAGATTTAAATAAACCACCAAAATCAGAAGAAGATACTGTTGCAGAAACTAAAGATGAGACTGTAACAGAGATAACGGAAACTAAAGAACCTGAAACAGAAACAGAAACAGAAACAGAAACTCCAGTATTGGAAGAAATTACTGAAGAAGAAACTACTGAAGTAGAAGAAATAGCTGAAGAAGCAAGTGAAGCTCTTAAGGAAAATTTAGAAACCGGCGAACCATTGCCAGAGAATATCCAAAAGTTAATGGACTTTATGGAAGAAACTGGTGGTGATTTAAATGATTATGTTAAACTTAATCAGGATTATAGTAAATTAGATAATCAAGATTTATTGTATGAATACTACAAGCAAACAAAACCTCATTTAAATAATGAAGAAATTAACTTCCTTATGGAAGATCAATTCTCTTTCGACGAAGATGTAGACGAAGATAGAGATATACGAAGAAAAAAATTAGCGCTAAAAGAGCAAGTTGCCAGCGCTAAAAGCCACTTGGACGGGCAAAAGTCCAAATACTATGAAGATATCAAAGCTGGGTCAAAGTTGACCCAAGAACAACAAAAAGCCGTAGATTTCTTTAATAGATATAACAAGGAATCAGAAGCAACTCAAAAAACAGCTGCAAAAAACTCTGACATTTTTACACAGAAAACAAATAATGTTTTCAACGACAAGTTCAAAGGTTTTGAATATAACGTCGGTGATAAAAAATACAGGTTTAATGTAAATAATGCTGAAGAGGTTAAAAATACTCAAAGCGATATAAGCAATTTCACCAAAAAGTTTTTGGATAAGAACTCTGCTTTAACAGACGCTAAGGGTTATCATAAATCTCTATATACAGCAATGAATGCAGACGCTGTTGCGAAACACTTTTATGAACAAGGAAAAACTGATGCTATGAAAGATAGTGTTGCCAAAGCCAAAAATGTTAATATGGATCCAAGACAAAGTCATGGGAAAATAGAAGCAGGTGGTTTAAAGTTCAAGGTGTTAGGCGAAGATTCTTCTGATTTTAAGTTTAAAATTAAAAACAAAAATAAATAACAATTTAAAACAAATTAAAAAATGGCAATTACAAGTGCAACGCTCCCGGATGCAGCTCCACGTAGACAGACATTAGCTTCAAACTATGTTGATTTTACGTCGAGTTCTACAGAAGGATGGGCACAACAATACTTACCAGATCTTATGGAGAAAGAAGCAGAGATCTTTGGTAAAAGAACGGTTGCAGGATTTTTATCTCAAGTTGGAGCTGAAGAAGCATCTAACTCTGATAGAGTCGTGTGGTCAGAACAAGGTAGATTACATTTATCTTATACAGCAACATGCGCAGATGTTTCTGCTAATATATTTACTATTGTAAATGATATTGACGGAAACTCAATTACATCAAATCATGGTATTAGAGTTGGTGATACTGTAGTAGTTTCTAGTGCAAGCGCAACCGCTAAAGGTTGGGTTAGTGTAGCGGCTGCTGGTGCAGCTACTGTTACTATTTTACCTTATGCTGCAGGTGATTTTGATACAGCTTTTGACGATTCAGCTGGAGCTGGAGCTTATAGAATTATGGTTTATGGTTCAGAATTTGCAAAAGGTGCTGCTGGTAGAGATGGCGATGCTAAACCTGCTAACGAGCCTACATTCAAATCACATATGAACAAGCATATTATCTTGAAAGATTATTACGAAATTTCAGGATCTGATGCTTCACAAATTGGTTGGGTTGAAGTAGCTGGTGAAGATGGTCAAGGTGGATATCTTTGGTATTTAAAGGCTGAAGGTGATACTAGATCTAGATTTACGGATTATTTAGAAATGGCTATGATAGAAGGTGAATTAGCTGTAGCTGGTGCTGGTGCAATTACAGGTGTTGATAAAGGTGCTGATGGTTCTGGTACAGAAGGTTTATTTAAAGCTATCACATCTAGAGGTCATCAAACTACTGGTGTTACTGGTGTTAATGCTGCTACTGATTTAGCTGAATTTGACGCTATGTTAGCGGTGTTTGATCAAAACGGAGCTGTTGAAGAAAATATGATGTTTGTAAAAAGAGCAGCTTCATTAGCGATAGATGACATGTTAGCTTCAATGAATTCTTACGGGGCTGGTGGTACTTCTTATGGAGTATTCGACAACTCAGAAGACATGGCTCTTAATTTAGGTTTTTCTGGATTCCGAAGAGGTTCTTACGACTTTTATAAATCTGATTGGAAATATCTAAATGATAAAGCTCTTAGAGGTGGATTAAATGATGTTGTTACTGATATTAGAGGAGTTGTAGTTCCTGCTGGTACATCTTCAGTTTATGATGAGAATATGGGTAAAAACATAAAACGTCCTTTCTTACACGTTCGTTATAGAGCTTCTAGTACGGAAAGTAGAAAGTTAAAAACTTGGGTTACTGGTTCTGTTGGAGCTAGTACAATTGGAACAGATTACATGCAAGTACATTACTTGTCTGAAAGATGTTTAATTACACAAGGTGCTAACAACTTCATGTTAATGAACTAGCACAATTATTTTAAAGAGACTGGGATTAATTTCCCAGTCCCTTTATTTTTATTAATTTTATTATATATTATATTATGGCAAAAAAAGCAAAAAAAGAAGAGGTAGAGGTACCTGTTGTTGAAACACTAGTTGTTGAAACACCAAAACCTAAAAAAGTTGAATCAAAAAAATCAACTTGGGAAATAAAAGATAGAATGTACAATTTAAAACGAGGTGCTTCTCCTTTGACTTATTTAATAAGAGGTAGTAATATCCATTGGTTTGACGAAGAAAAAGGCTATGAAAGAGAATTAAAATATACTTCTAATCAAAGAACTTGTTTTGTAGACGAAATGGTTGGAGAGCAAAGATTAGAACATATTATTTTTCAAAATGGTAGCTTATTTGTACCAAAAGAAAAAACAGTTCTACAGAAAATGCTATCACTTTATCATCCGCATAAAGATAAATTATTTGAAGAACACAAGCCATCACAAATAGCAGCTAGTGAAATAGATGTTTTAGAAATGGAAATTGAGGCTTTAAATGCAGCTCAAAATCTAGACATCGATATGGCTGAAGCTGTTATGCGTGTAGAGATTGGCTCTAAAGTATCTAAGATGAGTTCTAAGGAACTTAAAAGAGATTTACTATTATATGCTAAGAGAAATCCAGGTTTATTCTTAGAACTAGTAAATGATGAGAACGTTGTTCTTAGAAACTTTGGTATTAAAGCAACTGAAATGGGAATATTAAAATTATCTTCTGATAATAGAACTTTTTCATGGGGTTCTAACGATAGAAAACTAATGAATGTTCCTTTTGATGAACATCCTTACTCAGCTTTAGCCGCTTGGTTTAAAACTGATGAAGGAATGGAGATTTACTCCAATATTGAAAAAAGATTAAATTAATCTAACTGTAGATGCAGTCGCTCTACGGG